AAAGTAATTGGCTAAAGATATCTGAAATAACGAAAAGAGATCTGTACCCTCCGGGAAATGATATATCAGCTGTGACCTCCCCCTCACAGCTTTCACATTTACTATAGATTCTAGATTTTGTTGCGAAGTTAATCTTCTCCGTTATTTGGTCTGCTATCGAAAATTGTATCGGAGTCCAATCAAGTGATGCTCTCTCGTATTGGTCATATAAAGACTCGTCTAATCCTCTCCAATCTGGAATTATAAATGTAGCAACCTTAGCAAAACTCTCGTCGAATTTTTTTCCTCTCCTTCTTTTTTCTGCTATGATTTTTCTACAGATAGTCGTTACTCCAACTGTAGGAATATAAAGGTTCAGTTCTGGTGTTCCGTCTTTCGGTATAAATTTAAAAGAGTACGATTCCGTACTATATCTTTTAAGTATTTCTTGGTCAACAACAAAGCTATCTAATAAATTAGATCTTAGCTCTATCATATCCGGAACATCGCAGTCTTCTCTCTTACAATTTTTTGTTACTGGTAATAATATTTTATTCTCGCCTCTGATGAAAGTGACGTCTCGGATTGACATTATTATGTAAAATCTATCCTCGTACCAAAGATCAAAGGACTCTAGAAATCCGCCGTTCCATCTTATCTTCATGCACTTAGCAAGTATAGAATTTAATTTGTCGTCAAGATCTATCCTATCATTTTCATCAACTGTTGAGAATTGTCTTATTTCTCTAACCTCTGCAGCTTTTATGGCAATTTCGAATCCTGGTGGATATCCAAATCCTTTAGAAGGAAGATTTTCAGCCGGGATATTCTTCCATTCAGATTCCATGCCTAGAGGTGTTCTAGAAACATTAGCCTTACCTAAGTTATTAGGTTGGGTTGGATGTTGACCCTGAGGCTGATTGGGGGTAACTGGATTTTTTGGCATCGTTTCATTCTGAATCCAATTTGGTATTTCGTATCCAGCAACATCAGGATCTTGATCATACTCAAATCTAGAAGCAGCTTCTCTTTGGCTAAGCTGACCTAGTAATTCGTCATTTATATTATCTGTCATAGGTTTTCTTATATCTCATTTTACTAATCTTTTGATTTTAGTTTCTTATTTGATGACAAAAAGAAATAAAGCCCAAAGAAAACACCCGAAAGGAAGTAAAAAATTGCTACTGTATGCCAGTAGGAATTCGTCCATCTCATTATTGCTGCAAAAAGGATATCGAATCCGAAGGGATTGAAGAAAGTTGCTAAGACTAAACACACTGAAGCCATTCTTATTCTTCTTTTCTGGTTCACGATCGTCGTCCATGTTATTTTAATTTAACATTTTAAGTTTTAACCAAAAACAAAAAATGGAGACTTTGTTGAGCCTCCATTTATATATTGGTAAAGATAAAATTAATTAAAAACGTCTTCGAAATAATCCGCTCTAAAAGATAGTGGGATCTTATAAGGTGTTGTACCGTTAGTATAATCCAAATCCAGTGATTTAATCTGATCTACGGGGAAACAGTTTACTAATTTAATTCTTCTGAAAACGTCTCCTTGTTTATTGAATATAGAAATTAGTATATAAGTTCCTCCTGCGTAAGTTGATTTAATACCAGTTGCTCCTGTTAGAGGGTTGTATATTAAATCTGACCACTGTCTTAATGCCTTAAATACATAGTTGCTATTGTTGTCGTTAAGGTTTGTTTCAAATTCAATCCTAACCTTAACACCAGTATCATCAACTGCACCTGCAGCGTATCTTCTTCTAGCGAATTTATATCTTTGCTCCGCTATACCTGGGTTTTTATCAACTGCTAATCCAGAAACTGAAAGCACGTTTTCTACTAAAAGAGTTCTTCCTCCGTTCCCTTGTTCTAAAGCAACACCAACTGGAGGCTGTATTATAACCTCAAACTGGTTAAGATATACCGGTTCGTATAATTGTACTGCTGCTTTTGCTGAGCTAAAATGTGGTAATCCTGCCATTTTCTTTTATATTTATATAAATACGTCGTCGAAATAGTCAACTGCCCAAGTTAAATTCAATTTGTAGATTGAAGTTTGTGTGTAGTTTAATGCCATTTCTGGTATTGGAGTCATTGGGAAACAATCTCTTAGGTTTATTTTTCTAAAGATATCTCCTTGTTTGTTGAAAACGTTAATGAGTATATTACCTGTATAGTCTTTCTTAAGTCCCATTGCCCCAGTAAGAGGATTGTAAATTAAATCAGACCATTGACGTAATGTTTTAAAAACATACATCGAATTATTCTCGTTAAGGTTAATTTCAAATTCTATGTCAACATCTAAACCAGTTCTTTGAGGAGCAGCACCAGAGTAGTATCTTTTAGCAAATTTGTATTGCTGTGTGATCTCTCCAGCATTTTGATCTACTTGAAGACCTGATACTCTAGTAACTTGTTCCAATAATATATTAGCTGCGCCAGGGTTTCCAGCTTGTACTGGAATAGCCGTTGGCGGAGTAATGGTAACCTCAAACTGGTTGAGGAAAATCGGTTCGAATTTGTTAACCGAAGCCTTAGAACTCGTATAATGTGGTAATCCTGCCATGTTTTTATTTTATATATTTACATTAGAGAATTATACTCAAAATCATTAGCTGAATTGTATAAATCCTCCAGAAGATATACCTCCTGTTCTAGTAACTGTCATTCTATTGATGAACTTGTGAATACCTCTTGCAGGCTCGATAATAACGTCGATTATACCGATGTTTTGATCGATGATTGCAGGTGTATTGTTTGAAGAGTCCATAATAGTAAGGTAGTTGTAAACTCCTCCAACAGATCTTACTCCAGATAAGTAGTTGTCTACCAAAGTCTTGATCTCAAGTCTAACGTTATCTTCGTTGAAATCGAAAACGTAGTTAGAAAGGATATCCTCTATTGCAGTTTCAACAGTAATTAGAAGGTCTCTAACGTGTAAGTTGTTGAATGCTGAGTTTGTTCTTTGGTAGCTAGTTTGGTTACCGTAGATAACAATACCAACTCCTCTTTTTCTGATGATTGGGTTAATACCAAATGGCTCTAAGTATTCTCTGTCTTGTAGATCGAAATCATACTCTAGTCCTACTAAGTTACCAGCTGATATAATACCTCTCTTAAGACCTGCCACTATTGAATAAGGTTCTCCTGTAATAAACTTACGGATAAAGTTATTCGAAACGTATGGTGCTGGAGGAACGTTCAAGTTCTTGTTGTTCTCTCTAATAGTTAAGAAAGGCGCAAAGAAACCAGAGAATTTAGCTCCAAGATCCTCATCAGGTAATGAGAAAGTAAATGAAGGATTTAAACTTAGGTTACCTCCGTCTGCAATGTATCTAGCTTGTAAAAGTGGTGCTGGATCAGTTGCAGTAGGAGCCGAAGTAAATCTAGGATCTACTGACTCTGAGAATTTCTTCATTGAAGGAAGGTTACATATTGCTAAACATTTTTGTCTGTTTTTAGCAAGTCTAGTAAGCTGATATTTACAGTTAGGCTGTATACCTCCATCGAATGTATCGATAATGTATCTGAAAGTAATTACGTCTGTGTCCGCTAATGTTCTAGCAAGGTTTGTGTTAGTAAGTACGTCTAAGATAGCATTCATTCTAGTGTCAGTTCCATTAGGCATAGAAGCTGCCTTAATGTCTGCACCTGGTAAATAAGTGAAATTAAACGTAGTAACAAACTCTTGGATGTTTTTAAACTTCCAAACTCTTGTAGTTACTCCAGGATATAATTGAATTGGTCTTTCGGTTTTTACCTGTACTGTGTAAACCCCAGGAGATGTCGCAGAAGCTACAGTTTTAACTTCCAGTACTCTAGTTAATCTTGACTGAAGATTTTCAGTTAATGGATTATCATAGATCTGTGTGTCTGTAGATACTAGTAGATCTCCAACCTTTATTGCTGAAGAATTAGCAACCGCAGTTGTTATTTCTATAATGTTAGGCTGTAACTGAGTTATAATATCAACATAATCGCTTATATTACCTTTAGTAGATACTATATTGAAGCTTTCTCCTGTTGTTAGATTAGTTCCAACCGGAAGTGAGCTTACGTAAGTTGTATCCCACGTTGCTATAGCTTCAGGAGTTGTGAATGTGTCATCTCCATAAGCTCTACAAACTAGGATGTTGTATCCATCTCGGTCTACATTAACCTCAAATTTTAGATACTGTAATAAAGATCCTGAATCGTCTTTCCAATCCGTATCGCCATCACCGATATTACCGGTAACCCAGTCTCTATACATAGAAGAGTTTTCGTATGCTAAGTAAGAATCTGTTCCTACTGGGATATCAGGAGAGAAGTAAACGTCATCGTTATCAAAATAATCCGGAGTACCAATTTGATAAGCTGCTGCGCTACTCTTATTTGTTAAATCGTATGGTTCAACATATGTTGTAGCTGCTGTAGAACCAACAAGAGGATGTTTTAATCTTAGTCTGACCTGTTGTCTAACACCAGTTGGTAAAGTTGAATTAGTAATAAATTTAGCTTCAACGATTCTTAATTTAACTAAATCACCCTCGTAGAATCCTAGATAACCAGGAGTTGGTAAGTTGGAAGTTACTTTTCCTAATACCCATCTATCCGCAGGTGCATCATTAGAAACAGATACGAATTCATCCAACGTAGTTATTTGATCGTCGTGAAGAGTTGATGATGTAAATAAAGTATCGATATAAATAGCTCCTCCGTCTCTAGCTGTAGAATTGTAAGAATCCCATAAACTGGTAGGGATACCAGCATCTCCAGTTGCATTATACAACGTATCTAAAAGAAGAGTACCAGTTTCTGGAAGTATATCCATTCCTGGGTTAGATGGAGAAAGGTCGTCTTGTATTTCAGTACCACCTGTTGCTCCGTCTACGTTTCTGTAGTATGTGTAGTCAGCAAATAAATTTTGACTATAAGATAAGAAATTAAGATTTTTTGGTACAGCTGTTATATCTGCATCTGGTCCTATTTCATCTACTAAGTGATGTCCAACTAAGTCAAATACTGATGAGTTATCTACTAAATCATCTAAAGCTTCTTCATTAACTGCACAGAAGATACCTGTAGTAGGTGTCTGGTTGTTAATTAAAGTTTGAATGTATCTTAGAGTACCATTTTGATCAACGAAGTTAGGGATTACAGTACCAGTAGTTGTAAGTACTAAATTAATACCATCCAATGCTAAGAAATTATCTATTTGTGATTTGATAAATCCTTTGGAAGTAAAGTATGCACTATAGATAGGATCGTTTGCTAGTGCTTGGTAGTCTGTCCAATTTCCGCTTATAACTATAACGTCTATAAACCAATCAGAAAGATAATCATACTGGTTCATATAAGAAGGAACGTTATCAGCTCCGAAATATTCTCTTGCTGTGATATCGAATCCTTTTAATGGGAATCTTGAGTCCAGAGATTTTCTAACTATAATACTGACCGGATTTTGTCCTAGGTTAACTATACTAAATAATTTTCTAGAGTCAGGTTGTGACCCAGATGTGTCCTCTGTAGCTAGTAAATATGTAGTATCTGGGAACCAGAACTTCTCTTTGTTGTAGTAAGAGGATAATAATTTATCTTGTTTAGTAAGAGGATCAGAGTAAGCTCCTGTTGCATTTGCACCATTTTGCTCTTCAGTATCCATAGAGAATGCTCTATATCTAGCAACGTCTGCACCTGCCGCATAGTCAGGATCACCGTTCTCGTCTACTGAATTATTTAAAAGTCTTAAATTAAGTGCAAATATAGGTCCGCTTTGTAAACAAACTAGTGAAGATCTGTGGAAGAAAGATCCTTTTTTCTCCATAGATTTGTCTATATCTCCAAATACTGATTGGAAAGTCGTTATATCCGGACAATAAACTGGCGTATTGAAAGGTCCGATAGTGGAATAACCAACAACTAATCTAATCGTTGATGGGTTTATAATGATATTCTCACTAGCATCAAATTCTAGAGTATAAACACCAGATGCTTTAAATTGGGATAAATCAAGTTTGACTTGTTTTGCCATTTTTAATTTTTATTTATATTTAAGAAGTTAACCTCTTACTTCTTTTTCTATCTATATATCATTCTTCCTTCAAGAATCAAGGAGTCCGTTTAAGAAAGTATAGTTTGATAGATCACTAGTTTTATTTTGTGCAGCTTCTGCATTTTCTAAAAGCCTTTCTTCTATCAGTTTTCTGAACTTTTCTGGTATTATATCATAGAGATCCATTACTGTCTCTTGGAAATATCCATTGTCAAAAACACAATTTAAATTAACTAAAGTCATTGCTTCGTCGTCTTTACCTATTTGACTAGAGAAACTTCCATTCGGATTTATACCGAAGTTAGCTAATTCATGAATACCGTTTTTATTTGATGGTATAATTTTGTACCCTCTCGCATTTATTTTTAGATCGTAGCAAAATTTTTCCTTGTTTTTAACCGTGAGTTTAACCCCTGGTTTTAATTTAGTTGTTGCCTCTGAATGTTTAGTATAAACAAACATCTCATCAAAGAAATCGTCACAATCCAAAAGTTTGTCCATAAGCATTTCTCCTTTATGATCAAGCTCTAACACTATCCTAGTATTATCTACTCCAAGAACACCAGTTATTAGTATCTCTAAGAAAGCTTTAAATTCATCTATTTCGATAACATTAGATCTAAATATACCAATTTGTAATAAACAGAAGAAATCGCTTTCGTCTTCAAAAAATCTTTTATTTTTTATAACATTAGATGGCATAGGAGCAACCTTAAAAATGTTTGCAACTGAATAGTCTCCACCTCCACCACTCGCAGTATCTATAGAGATATAGAACTTCTGACCATCTTTTTCGAATATGGATGCCGGATCAAACTTAGGATGCCATAAAAGTCCTGAATAATCTATTGGACTATTCTCAAATGGCCATAATTCGTGAAAAACGAATTGTTGTTCCGTACTTTTTAATCTCTTTAATGTGTTTGAATCTAGTAGTAATCGGGAAGAAGATAGGAACTGACATCCGTATTCTTGATTAAAGTCTTCCTCCGATCCTAGTGCTGCTATTTCTTTTCTCTTCCATTCCTCGTCTCTTCCTGGTACCTGCCACCATTCAACTCTAATTGGGTTAAATTCGTTTTCTCCCTCGATCGCACCCTTGTATATTTCCCAAAATTTGTTCATTCCGTTAGGAGTGGATGTGATAATAACACGGGCTATTTGTGATGATGATATGGTAGGATATACTGATTTAAAGAATTGATTTATAAAGTTAGGGTTAATATGAGCAAACTCATCCATGTATAACATGTGAATCGTATAACCGATAGAAGATGTTTTAGTTGTTGTTTTTGCCATTATCCTACAACCATTGTCGTATTTCATGGTCATAACGTTATAAACAACCAATCCTGGCTTTAAAAAGAAAGGTAATCCTTTCATAATAACCTTTATCTTATCCATCAACTCCGCAGCTGTATCCCCGATATTCGCCATAATCATGGCATTTTTTTCAAAATTAAAAAGAAGATACCAGAGAAGAAATATTGATGAGGTAATGGTTTTACCGGATTGCCTAGGTGATACGAACACATTTTTTCGATGGTGTTGGTACTGGTTCAGAATTTGTATTTGATAGTCACGAAGTAATATCTGTCTAATGCCCTCATCGGTCATAACATGACAATAAGTATTGGCGAAATAAACAACGTCCTCTGCACATTTCTTTATTTCCTCTAATTCCCATTCCGTGTATTCGAAAAGTATATTTCCCTTTCTAAGTTCTGGGTCGTTTTCATGGAATGGATTATCTACATCCTTGTAATCTATTCCATTTTCTTCCGCATCGTATATTAACTTGTCGACCTTAGCCGTAGACCAGAAATTACTGGATCTTTCTTCTTTGACACTCATAATTATTCAAATATGTCGTCCTCTATTTCAAAATCTATATCATCTTCTCCTCCAAGAAGATCTGATGTTCCCCCGAATTTTGTTCTCGGGTTTATTAGACTATCGTCCGGTGGATCGTTTTTTACTATTTCAGCATCCTTAACTAAACTTCCTCCTTTCATAGCATTCTGTAGGTTCTCCATTAAGCTCCTTGTTCCTCTTGCTTTTAATAGATCCTCGTTTTCTTTTGACTGTATTATATTTCCATTTTCATCAAACTGTATATCAGATCCATTCTTTATTTCTTCGGATTCACTCTTGAGCTGCTTATAATTTTTCTCCATCTGAGTCATATAAGAGGAGAAATTTTTAGGCATTTGCATTACCTGATTCTGTAATTGAGCTAAAACTTCAAAAAGTCTAGGTTCTACCCTTCCTGAATCTATTTCCTCAATAAGCTTAGCTATGGCGTGCTGTGCTGTTCTTATTTGAAATGCCATAGTAGAGATACTCATGGCATCTATTTTTTGTTTATGTTTAATGTATGAATCCTCTGAAATATTTTCAACATCGTTATAAAACCTTGATAATGAATCAAGTATAGCTCTAGCTTCCATTTCCACCTCGCTTTTAACAACGTCAACTTTAAGTTCTCTGTGTGGCTTTATAGGTGGTATATCTGGGGTGTTTAACCCAGACAACATTTCATCTGCTAAAATTATACTATCAAGTTTATCCTTGAGATTAAGTTCTTGCTCCTTGGATAAATTAGGGGTTTTTGGTTTTCTTCTTGGCATAAATTATCTGTTTCTGGCAACTTTAGGAAGTTTCAATACTGGCTTAGCATTATCTATAATAATACCCAGCTGAGCATCTCCTACTATGTTTTGATTTAACATAGTTGATTGCTTTTCTTCCTCTACCATTTGTTTAAAAAATCTATAGTTAGTAGCCCATAGTGGACAAGATCTTGTTTTATATGAATAATTATTTGTTCCGTAGAAAGGACTATCGTAATCCTCTTCTATTACCGGAGGTATATCAAATGTATAAGCCTGTGTCGTTACCCCGTCTAATGAGTGAACTAAGCTTAGATCTGATGTTTGTGTTGTTGGATTATCAGGATCGTATGTTAGTCTCCAGATCTTCATTGAATATTGTCTGAATATGTTAGAAAAATTAAATACAAATCCATACCAATCGTCAGAAGTAGGAATAAATTCGCCCAAGGTGCTAGTTATCCCTGCTCCAAATGGCGATGATACTTCTAAGTTATTTATCCTGAATCTGAAACTTCCTGTTTGTAAATAGTTGTTATCTGTAGGACTAGTAACCTGATTAGATCCGCTCCATATAAAATCTATCAACAAACCAGATCCGTTGTAATATCCATCAAATAGTATTCTTGCCTGTGCTTTTTGCATTTTCCATCCGGCAGTACTTGCTGGAGCTGGTGCTCCCTCGTCTTTTATCTTAAATCTGTAAGCATCAACAACTTCCAATAGTTCAAATCCTCCAGATCTAGATCCATCTGCTAGGATAGAAACAAATCCATTCGGATTCTCTCCCATAGATAGTTTATGAACTATGGGATAAGTGCTGTATGTTATTTCACCCGTTCCTATGTTGTCTATAGTTATAGGTACTTTTGGAGCGGGTTTAGGGACAAGTTTGCTTCTGTCGAGATAGTTTCTAACTCTAAACCAGCACATAAAAGATCTCTCCTCGTTAGCTGTTAAGACCGGGTCTGCTTTCCATCTCACCGCATCTCTTTCAATTACTAGAAGTGCAGGAGAGACCGGATCTACCTGTCCTTGAGCATCTGTAAATATCTTATCCAGATCATAATAATTGTTAAATACTATAGTCCAGTTGTTGTTTAAATCGTATTCTATTATAGGGAGATCCTTATTTATGTAGGATCTTATTGGATCTTCGAGTCTTCTCTGTGATGTTATAACATATTGCTGAGGCTTAGTTAATTCAATTTCCTCATTTTTTACCTCCTCCCCAAATAGATCCTTTGTGTTAACTGTGTAATCTAGAAGAGCTGTTTCAGCTTCCGGATTAACAAAAGTGGTGTTTTTCTTAACCTCGTATTTAGTTAATTGAATTTTAAAATAAACCGGATAGTTATTTATATCTCTGAAGACGTACATAGAATCTATCTGATAAATTCTATTAGTTATTGGGAAGTATATAATATCTCTTTTTCTTGGTTGTGAGCCCTTACCAAAAATTCCTTCGAAGTATTTTCTATCAATGTGTATTTCAAAAGGCTGGTTAAAATTTAATCCCCATGAATCGAAAGTTAAAGAAGCATCTGGAAACTGGTTGTTTGGAACCATAACCTTAACACATTTCTCATCTACTACATCAAATAAATTGTATTCCTTTAAAACAACGTCTTTTCCTCTTCCTTGTGGCTGAACAGAATAATAAACCACCTCGTGACCGAATACGTTGTTTACTATTTTGCTTAAATCTTGGTACATATTTATAGACCTGTTGATGTCATAAGGTCTGAACGTAAAGTTACAATCAGAAAATACTATAGGATAGTTAGTGAGCTCCTTACTACAAAGAGGAGCGGGAGGATTAGTCATTAAGCTCCTTGGGTCTACAGTAAGATATTTTAAATCCAATTCAAAGTCGAGTAAAACTATAGGTGGACTTAACGGAGTTCCTGGCGGATAATATGGACTTGAGTTTTCATCAGAAACTGCAGTCAATCTTATCTCTACCCAGAAAGGATTTTCCGGTGATACCTGAATTGCGGATATAGAAGCTTGAGTAAGTTCAGTCCATAAGGACCAGTTTGAGCCATTGATACTCCACCTATATTCAAGATATAAATATATATGAGGAGGATCTTCTCCGCTTGTGTCTATAATCCACCCATCAAATGATTCTACATTTTTAAAGGGCTCTGACCAGGATACGATTCTATAGTTTCCTATAGCCGAAAAATCTATTGGGCTTTCTGCCATTTTGGCTAATGTTTTTAATATATATCAGAAAAAACACTATGAAAAAATTTAGAGCTCAAATGGAGAAGTTTAGTTTCGGCCAACTTACTTCAAATTCAGACGGTAAAACCTCAGGAAGTGGTACTGCTGGATTGTATATTGTTTTTATAGGGGGGATATGTTTTTTTCTTGGGTGTATTGATAAAATGTTTCTAGACGAGAGTATAGATATACTTACTCAGTCTATCATATTCGTTTCTATAGGAGCTACGCTATTAGGATACAGAAAATCTAAAGATTCTGGTATAGAAAATTTAGATGACGAGAAAAAAAATGAAGATAAGGATATTCCTTTAAATTCTTAAGGGTTAGAAGGGGCTTCACCAGTAGCTCCAGTAGCTCCTGTAATATCTTTCTTGATGTCATAGATACCAAGACCGCTTATTATACTGCTATTATCTTCTGGTGCTGTTCCTAGCTCAACGTTTAATTTTATACCACCCTGCATAAGATTTCCTCTAAATCTCTCAGTAGTTAAGTCAGGATCAGGAAGATATGTCTCTAATTCCATAGTAAAGCTAAGAGTTATTGCTTCACCCCTCTGTGATCCATAGGACATTTGGAAATTATTTGGCTGTTTATCTGGCGGAGCGTCACCCAAGCTAACCTGAACTGGTACTCTAAATCCTTTATAATAAAAGTAATAAACAAATCTCTTATATAGAATCTCAAGGACACTCTGCTGTATTTTAAAAGCATCTAATGTTGTATCCGCTTTTATTTTAGCATTTACTGAAATTCCTAGAGGGATTGGATAGAGGTAAGCTGAATATGTTACCATCTCACTACCACTTGCTTTTTCAATTTCTTTTGTATAAGATCCTCTAACGAATTTAGTTGTAGCAGATCCTGTGTCTATTCTAGTTGCACCCAATTCTAGTATTCCTCTCGGTACTACATCATAATTGCCTTCAGCAAAAGCTGGGTTACCGTCACAGTCTTCGTATGACAAATAAAAATCTTGGAGGAATGGCTCATCGCCTACCATAGAATAGAAAAATGGTATATAGATCTTAGTGGTCTCTTGATTGCTGTCTACTTGCTCGTATGTAACAGTTTCGTTTAACTTACTTAAAAGTCCTATTATAATCCCTCTAAAAAAGACATCATCTGTATTATATTTCTCTAGAAAATTCATATTTATTGATTATCTATTATAACTGCGGTATTGTCTCTTATTATAGGTTTGCTTCCGTATTGATAAGGATCCTTTTCTAGATCAATTACCCTTATTTGGGATTGTAGATATATTGGTATATCTCTCATTTTAAATTTTAATGGCTGTCTATTAATCCCCGAATATTCAGGGTGGGTAAAAAGGCCATTTGCATATTCTATATCTTCAATCTCTCTGCATTCTATTATGGTAGAATCTCCTAGAGATGAAAAATAGCTTCTTAATTGTGCTATGCCATCACTCTTGGAAACCGGAACTTTGTATCTGTAAACAAAATATTCTTTTTGCGGTATACCAACAGATAGTGGATCACCTTTAACCACTAAAAAATAGATAAATGTGGGAGTAAGATTTCTTATAGATTCTGTTCCAGCTGGATATATTTCTGCCATGATTTATATATCCTATGATAGTTTATCAAAGCTAATATCTGAAAAGTTGTTCTTCTTCGAGATCTCGATCTTGTAATCAAATATTTCAGTTGGCATAGGAGCATGGTTTATTACAAAGATATTCATGCTTAGATCATCCGATAGTTTTCTAAGAGTTGTTAATATGCTATGTACGCCGTCCGGATCTACAGAGCTAAATATCTCATCTAAGAAAAGAATATTAACCGAAGAGAATCTTATCTTCATTAACTTTATAACTGCAACTAGAACTGCAAAATCTACTTTTTTCATTTCTCCAGTAGAAAGAGTCTGTGGAGATATTTCCTCTCCTAGATGGAATATCTGAGCGTTAAATTCTTCATTGAAAACAACCTTATATGGTAAGTGTAAAGACAGGAGTGTATTAAGAATCTCGTTGTTTAATGAGGGAAGTATGGATTTAATTGCAAGTTGTTTAACTCCTTTCTCACTAAGAACTTCATCTAGAGTTTTTATCCAACCCTGTTTTTCTTCAAATATTGCTTTCTCTTGGTTAAATTCAGATAGATCATCGTTTGCTTGACTTAGAAGCTTCCTTATAGAATTAGCCTCATCATTGTTTTTAGCTGTTTTAAGGCTCTTTAATTTCTCTTTTAGAGTTTTTATACCATTTTCAATTTTACTGCCTTTAGAGAAAAGATCGTTCTTAGTTTCTGCTATTTTATTTTGGACTTTCTTAGCAGATTCATAATTTTTCTTTAGCTCCTTAAGATCTTCCCCGTATTTTTCTTTAAGCTTACATAGATCATCAAAAATTGATTTATGAAAATCTGTTGAAAGGTCTGAAGAGCACGTTGGACATTTATCATCATTATATAGATTTATTTTAGAATCTAATGTCTTTATCTTAGCTCCGAGATCACTGTATTTTTCATACGAATCTGTTACTGCTCGATTTATTTCGTTTTCTTTAGTTCTAAACTCTTTTATTTTATCAGTGTGTATCTCTAGTAATGCTTTGTAATTTTCTAATTGATCCTCGGTTTTTCCTATTTCAGTTCCTGAATTTTCGATTATTCTTTTTTGTAAATCCTCCAGCTCTTTTTGAGAAGCTGCTATAGATCTACCCGTGGCAAATATTTCACCAGACAATCTGTCAATCGATGACTTTATGCTCTTACTTTCCTCCTTCAGGATATCTCTCATCTCGTTTAAGATATAGAACCCAAAGATCTTATCAATTATAAGTTTCTTATCAGCGGTACTCATTCGCAAGAAACTTTTAAAATCGTTTATTGAGAGAGATATAGTATTGTTAAAAACATAATATGGGATTTTTAAGATATCATCGCTCAAATAATCCTGTACATTACTCTTTCCTGCTTGATCATACACCTCTCCATTTATAGATAGCTGAAAAACTGCAGGCTCTAATCCTCTCTCGACCTCGTAAACCTTTCCGTCCTGTTCAAATTCTATCTTCATCCAAGCAGATTTATTAGATCTGTTGGGAATATCTTTTAGCTTTTTCCCTTCTAACTTACCATAAAGTCCAAATGTTATAACATCGGATATAGTTGACTTTCCTACACCATTCTCGCCAAATACCTGAATCAATCCGGCTTTTTCTGGGAGTTCTAATTTTTGGATTTTGTTACCGTATGAAGCAACGTTTCTCCATTCAATCTTCTTGATTTTCATCTTCTTTAACTTGTACGGAAACCTTGTGAAGTAATTTCTCTATTGCTTTGTATATTTTAGTTTTTTTGTCGTCCTCATAATTACACTTGTCGAGGTATAATTTTGTAAGATCTAGTATAGAAAAACTCTTACCCTCTAAATCGTGGAACCCTTCGTCAACTAGCTCTTCTTCGTTATTGGTAATGGGTGTGAATGATATTTTAAGCGGAGGATTAACATACTCAGTTAAAAGCCCAAGAGGTGCTTTAACCGCTAATTCTGGATCAACTAGGATATCTATAAAATTGTTATTAAACACCGAATTAAGCTCATCGGGAGTTGAATTTAGAACTTTTTCAAATGTCATTCTAACAAATCTTGGCGAATAATCGTTATCGTAATAGTCCTCGTATCCAGTTTCAAGATCTAGTACGGTTATTCCTTTAGGGTTATCTGTATCCGATCTAGTTAATTGATAAGGCGATCCTAGCATTCTCATCTTACCAAAAGTTTGTGAGTAGTGAATGTGTCCGGAGTAAACTCGGTCAAACTTGTCTATATCTGAATACTCAAGTCCTGCATCTATCCTAACGAACTTATTAAACATTAATCCCTTAAGATCCGTATGACAGAACATATAATCGTGTTGTTCTTTGACACTACTTAATGTTTCTCTTTCAGCATCATGATCTCTTCTCCAAGGCATTAAAAATATCTTCTTGTCTCCCATGATTATACTCTCGGGCTCCTCGTATATTTTTATTCCAGGAATCCATTTTAAGGACTTAAGTGAATTAACATCGTTTGAATTCTTCCCGTATATGTCGTGATTACCACATATTATGAATATACCATCTTTAAAAATATCAGAAAGATCCTCAAATATCTCTATACCAAGATTAAGGACTCTAAGATTTAATGACTGTCTGCTATCATACACATCTCCCAGGTGAACTAGACAATCGCCGGGTCTGTATATCTTTTTACATAGAGGAATAAACCAATTCTTAAAATAGTTTTCGTGTATCTCTATCCAATCATTTGAATTGTTTCTAACCCCTAAATGTGTATCAGTAATGAATATTATTCTTTTTATTTTTGAGAATCTCTCCATTAGAATATTTTTTTGATTCCTTTCCTTCCTAAAATACCATATTTTTCATCCATTTCTTGAACTATAAGCTCTTTATATTTCATATGAATAGATTCATAAGCCTTCTGGTAATTTATCGCTGTATAGTCACAAATAGCAACAAATTTTTCAACCATAGAAAATTCAGTTCCTTCCAGATCTTTTAGTATATCTTGGAAGATTAATGGTATTAGATCTTTCGGAATTTTTTTACTTGGATTTATAATAGTCCATCTAGAAGCTTGGAATATCTCATTTATTCGATCGTTTAAGTTGCAAGCATATATGTAGTCCTCATCCTCATAAGTAACTATTGATTGTATACTTCTATAATCTAAACTGGGGTCGATTTCAAACTCCTCGTCGGCTTCTTTATTATTTGGATCTTCTGCCTCTAACTCCGCATCTATGTTTAAGTCGTCCTTCTCATCTTCGATTAGTTTCTTTTGTTTTTTCATTAATCATTCATTATTTGGGAATTAGGGTCTTCAGATATTCTCATGTAGTTGTAATCAACTATAAATTTCTTGTAGGAATTTTTATATCCCTCGTCCCTATTTGCTAATAATTTTAGCTTATATTCATTATTTGTATACATCATAGGATCTTGTATGATGCCAAACATACCATCGACAGTAGCGACTAAACCAGATGATTCCGATGCTGAGTTCATACTTAAATCTGTAGCGTCAAATTCGCTTTGTTTTGTCTGAGTAGCAGTAACTATAGCCCATTGGTTTCTTTGTGCTGCAGCTCTAAGATCTTCAGCTATCTGCTTAATCTTCATATATGTATTTTCGGAGTTTGGATTTCTCCAGTTCTTCATAATGTTGATATAATCAATGATGACTATTTTAAATTTCATCCCCATGATTTGCTCTACCTTAGTTAGCCAATTTTCCACGTCAATAGCAGAAGCTTGTGAAGTTGGGAATTCTTTTACAACCAATTCACCAGGAGTTCTTAGATTTTCAAAAGCTAGGTTAGTTACTTTCTTTTTTATTAGTGCATCATTTTCTGCGCTATCTTTATACTCTGACATTCTTATACCTAGAAGATTCGATCCTAGTCTCTTCATATATTTCCTGTCATTTAATTCCAGAGTGATTATAGCAACATTATTTGATGCTCTAATAGCTTGCGTTGCTATGTTACCGAGCCATAATGTTTTACCAACCTTAGGCTGACCCAGAAAAACATAAAGTCCCTTAGCAGAAAATCCACCACCTAAACAGAAATCTATATAATCATATCCACTGGAGAATGTGAGATTACTAGGCTGTTTATGCGAATCAGGATCTCTAAAGTTAAGACCCATATCGAAAGAGAAGTCAACCTTATTTCTATCAACAACTATAGATTTATAAGTGTTTATAACGTCTTTGATATTATCAGGGGTAACCTCAGTACTTCTAATATAGTTTATAGAATCAACCGCGCTTTTTTCTAAAGTCTTCCATTCAACCCAAGATTCTACATTCTGTTGTAACCAGTCCTGATCATAATCATCAAGATTAATGGACCACATAGAATCTAGCAAAGTGTCAGTTATCTTGTCCTCTATTTTTAAAAGCTTTGCAGACTCTCTCACTTGTATTTTACTTGGGATCTGCTGGTATTTTTTCCAAAACGATTTAACCACTTTAAACACCTCCTGATAGTTAGTATTCTTAAAAAAACTAATATCGGTAGCATCTATATAAGCGGGGTTTTCGATTACCGCTCTAAACCAAATATTTTCTAAGTGTTGATTCTGCATTTTTTAATAATGTGGGTTGTCCTTTATTTTATACCAATTTTTATTTCCTATACTTCTTTCAGTCTTTTCAAAAACTCCAGTGTCTATTAGTTCTTTTATTATTTTTCCGTGGGAAGTTTTCTTCCATCCCGATTCTAAAAAAGAATTAAATGTCTGATCGGAGAATTCCCCATCAGGTCTTCCATCTTTTATTAGATAAGAATTAAGCTCGTAAACGACATCTTCTTTTGTGGGATATTCAGGAAGATCCTTCCAAACCCCCATAAGGTATTTTAGTTTAAGCTTGTTCTTCTCCATCTTCAACTACATTTTCTTCTTGTCCTCCGTCAACTAGATCTTCAAATTCTTTTTCGTCAAAAAGATCCGGGAGTTTAAAATGTGGCTGAATAACCTTCTCGTCAAGCATTTTTAAAACCTCATCAGTAAATACCTCTGGGGTAAATATCTGTGTGGATGGTACAGTTTTTCCTAAATGTCTAACTGCCCATCTAGGAGATGATTCATTCGGAATAAATTCCATCTCTCCAGTTTTCTTATCTACTTCGAGTTTACCTCTTTGTATCCCACACGTTTCCCAAGATACAAAATCCTGTAAACCAACATAAGCATTCATACCGTTCATGAACGAGATATGGAATTTAACTGGATATGGTCTAGTGAATCTTGCTTTCTTTGGAGTAGATGTTACAACAATACCTGTTCTTGTATTATCACTCCCTTCTTTTAATTGAGCTTTAGAAAGCATAATAACATTACTCATCGAGAATATAGGTCCGTCACCACCAGCAGCTTCTTTCGTTGGCATAAATCCACCAATGTTACCTGTAGTAGTGTGGTTTGTACAGACCAAAGGAATCTTAACAGCAGTAAGATCTAATGTGATAACCCTAAATAGAGATCTTAGCTCCTTAGATCTAATACCCATATCCATTGCACTCTTACCCTTTAAAGCATCTCCAGTTTCTTTATCTGTAGATAGCATCCCTAATGAATCCAGAATAAGAGCAATCTTAGGCTCTGCACCGTCTTTTCTGTAAGCTTTAACTTTGTCAACTAGATTAGCAACAAATACTTTAAAATCGGAGATAGTTTTAATAGGTTGGTACCTAACTTTATTTGTATCGATACCGAATTTTTTTGCTCCTGATTTATCAATAGCTCCTTCAGTATCACAATATATCACGTTGTAATCTTTTCTCTGTGCCTCTCTTACGATATTCATACACAGGAAAGATTTTCCTGTTTGAGGATCTCCGGCAATACCCATAGATCTATTGTTAGCTATACCACCGAACAATGTTCCTGATAGTTGAGCATTTAAGAGGTAGTTACCAGTAGGGATCCATTCAGAAACTTCCGAAAATTCGTTGTTTTCTAATATTGATCCGGTTTCAAATCCATCTATTTTAGATAGTTGTTTGTCAAGTTCTGAAAATGAAAATTCTTTCTTAGCCATATTAATTTTAAATTATTTAATTATTTTACACACTGATCTTGTAATGATTTCAGGATCGCTTAAATTTTCGTTTCCGAATCTGCCGTCCATCTCTCTAAGAATGTATAGATCCTTTCCAATTTGATTAGCAACGCTCTGTAAAGCATCGATATCATCTGTAACATCTATATCACCGTACCATATTTTTCCTTCACCTAAAACAAAAATATTAGCATTAAAATAAACCTCGTTATCCGGAAACATATCTCTATAAAGAGATTTAGATCCACATACCATTCTTCCCTCAATTAACCCTTCATTAATAAAAATTTCTCTCATCTGTCTACAATTTTATAATCTATTATTATAGACACGAAATACAGTTTTGATTCGTAAAAAACTGATTATATAGGATTTTATAGATTTCTTTTAAGATCTAAAAGCTTAGAACAGGATTCAAAATCCTGATTTCTCTCATTCCATTTTATGAGATCTTCTATTATCTGGGATGTTTTTTCTGGATTATCCTTTAATGATTCTTGAACAAGATATGGAGATGAAAGCCATAGCTTTGTTTTTTTACTATGGTCAATGATATACTCTTGTTCCTCGACAAACAAAAAAAATCTGCCATTAGCAGATTTTTTAATATATCTCTTTCCTTTTCCCATATATTATTTATACTGGGAATTTCTGGGAAGTTTCTTTTTTAGACGTTAAATTCCTTCAGAGATTCTTGGATGTATTCTCTTTTAACTTTTACTGAAAGATCTAGAACATATGCACACTTTTCATATTCCTCAGTAGTCTCGAAATGTGAAATCATTCTTTCGAAAAGATCGCTACTTAAAAATTTGTTTAGAGGTTTTCCTGGCTTGAAAGCTTCCGCTCCCTCGATAGCCATATAGTTGTATAATTTTCTAGTTTGTGAATCGTACATCTGATCTATTTCTTTTTCAAAGTTTTGTAATCTTTCTATTTCTTCTGGGTCCATATTGTTTTGTTTTGTATAATCCAAATGTAGAGAAATGTCCGAATTATAAAAAAGGATTTATTAAAATTATCTTTGATAATTTGTAAATATTTCCTCTCCCGAATTTATATCTCTTACTGCGAAAAAAATAATCTTCTTCTTAGTGGTATCTGTTTCCCAATCTGCGTTAAAATAAATTTCTGAATGGTTAAAAATACTTCCATATCCTAAACAAACAGCTAATTCGTCTCCGCCTTTAGGCCAGCTAAAAAAATATTCATAGAGCACCTGCGGATAAGGATCATCTTTTGGTACCAATAAAAAATGGCATTCTTCTAGTATTTCTCCTTTCTTTATAGAATCAGAAGCAAATACCCCTCTCCCATGTACTGTAGAATCTTCTACATAAATCTTACTAGATCTGTAAAGCATAACAATTATATAATTACTGATATAAAAGATTTCATCCTTAATTGGATATATAAAATAAAAAAATATGGATAATATCCTTTCTATGGAAGACTACTTATTCGAAAGTAGCTCACCTATGGTTTTTACTCAAGACCAAATAGACGAATCACTAAGATACCTTTCTTCAGAAGATCCAGCTTTAATGGAAGCATGGTATAATACAGTTTTAGATTTTGCTGCTCTTATACCAGGTGTAGGATCGGTTGCAGAGGGTATAAACCTTGTTTCTTATGCTAAGCAAGGTGAATATTTATTAGCAGGTCTTTGTGCAATAGGATTAATTCCTATATTTGGGCAGTATATCGGAGCAGGAGGTAGTTTATTGGTAAAAGCTCTAGGGAAAGGTAAAGCACTAGGATCTAGTATTTTAAAGCCATTAGTAAATGCTGTGGCTAAGTTTTTCCCAAAAATTGTAGGATTTCTAAAAAGCTCTAAATTTTTATCTAAATTCGCTGGCATAGGTCCTTTTGTTGGTAAGATTATTACTTCACTTAAGAACTTTGTTTTTAAGAATGGTGCTAAATTAACTAAAATGGCTGCAGATCCTGCTAAGATAAAATCTTTAAGAGGAATCACCCAAGAGGTTAAATTTGCAAAAAAATCGTATGATTGGATGTTTGGTCCAAAGGATAAGCCAGTAATGGCAACTACACCAGCTACTACTGGAAACACTGGAACTGCAAACGTTTCTCCTCAATACCAAATACCAGTTCCTAAAGATGCCTATATGGCTTATCAAGGAACTCCTCTAAGTAATATTAGACCTTATACAGATACAGAAATAGCTCAGGCTGAAACAGCACAAGACTGGGAAAGATATCTATAAAAACTACAAACCCAGGATCTCTCCTGGGTTTTTTGTGTAGTAGGATTTAGAGTTTTTCTCCACAAGAAGGACAGAATTTCCACCCAGCTTTCTTTATTCTAGAGCCACACCCAGTGCAATAGTTCCTAATTTCGGAGGTCTCTATTGGTTTTTGTGATGTTGGGAGTAGTCTATAAGAAATTGTTGTTGCTGGAAAGTAACTAAAATTTCCGTTAGTAGTTGAGAACGATTGATTACTAGATTCTCCCCTTTCGATCCTTCCCGTTTCAATACCTTGGGAATTACTTGCGTTAGATCCCTTGATAGATTCATTTATCATCGATGTGGTAACGAAAAGATTATTCGTTGTTGTTCCTCCAAAAGATGCAGTAAGTGTTGAATTATTGAAATAAGAATCGTTAGTTATACTATTTAATCCTATTGTACCACTAGCTCCAACAATACCAATAGGACCTTGTGTAGTATACTGATAATTATTACCGAGTGTAGATATTGTTGATCCAAAACCTGTTGATCCTTGTAGGGTAAAACCCGAATTTAATGTGATCTCGTTAAAAAACTCAACCTTGATTAATCCATTATCTACAATAGCATTTAAAGCCTCGTTAGATTTTTCAACCTCGTAGGTTTCAAAGACAAATTTATTGTTAGAATCAATAAATCTCTCAAGATAAACTCTTTCTCCTGGTTTTAATACAATCCCCGAATCTGAAATTGCCTTACCGTTGATTGTGATTTTTGCAAGTACCCTTGCTGTGGTTGGATTGAATAGCTCAATCTCGAAATTCTCTCCGTCTTTTAGATAGACGGAATCGCCATAAATTTTGGCTCTGTTTCTGTTTCTTGTGATGTTAGCAGTACACTGCGACGTCACGCTTGGCGTTGAATAATACATAAAGATTATTTTATTTGGCCCCTTCCTTCGCGTCCATTTCTGAAAGCTCTACGGTTTGTTGACCCGGAAGTGACTAGAAACCTCTAGTTCTATTATTATATAACCTTATTAATAAAAGTTCCCAAATTTTTCAACGGGAATATATTCTTTAACCAAATTTTGGTGAATTATTTGAGGTATTCTTTTATATTCTTTATACCACTTATTACATACATAGATGTCTTTCCCTTCAGGATCTTCTATTATTTCAACCACTTCATATTCTCCCTCGTCAAATGGTCCAATTGCATGAGTAATAACTTTTCCTATAACAGGCATTCTAGTTACGTCCTCCCCACTGTATTCTAGTGATTCTTTTATTCCGAAGTCTTTTATTCTTTTTAACATCATTTTACTGCATTTACTCCTAAAGGAACGGTGTTAGCGTTAACCTGTTTATTCTTCTCGGTGTTCTCCATATCTTGCATCTGTATTTCTTGATTTAAATATGGATCCTCTATTGCATCGAGTATCCCTCTGTAATATTCCAATGGCTTTTTAGCTCTATAGGATTTAGGATCTGCAAATGCTCCGGTGAAATTACCTAATATGTAATTATTGTTATCGTCCTGTTCTTCGCCGCTATTGAAGATCTGATCGATATATTCATAATAATCCTTCTTCGTTTTTCCCCCACCGGAAGGGAATTTTTTAAAAGTCTCGATATTTTTATCTACAACATAAGCAGGAAATTCCCACTTCCAATCTTTTCTTATAGTCTCTGGATAAAATGTTAAAGATGCGAAATCGCCGGGAGAAATCTCACCCTTTAGATTCATTTCAGAAAACCATGCTTTATAAAAAGCGTTAACTAAATCTAATTGATCTATATTAGACATCTGTAAGACATCATTCGGAGTATAGCTTTTTCCTGTTTCTGGATTTACAAAATTCTTAAGGACTGATGGCATAAAGCCTAAAAGTCCTACAGCTTTTGACATGCTGTCTTGGTATTTTGTATCGAATCTACTTTCGTGAAATATAGTGTGTAAAAGCCACTTAGGATCTATATTAAGACTCTCAGATATTTTAATTAGCTTTTTAAGAAAATTGTTACGATTTTCTCCTATAAGATCCATATAGGGTAATTCAGTAACAGTTTCTCTCTTGTAAGATGAGGGATCCATTTTTTCGATCCTTATATTTTCGAATAAAGAGAAACTTTTAAAGTCTTTTAGATGTACCAACATCTAGTATATATCATCGAAACAAATTCTTAAGCATAGGCTTTTCAGATGCCCAAGCATGTAAAGAAGTAATGTGCATAGTAAGCATACCCGGTTTAACATCCTCCCAGTTTTCAGGATCTTTTTTCTTGCACTGCTCAATAAGCCAAAATACCTTTCTAGCACAAAGATAAATGTCGTCTCTAAAATGTCTGAAAAAATCGCAGGATCTTATATAGTAAACAACATGTACCCAATTACCTCTTCTGATAAAATGATATCCAATAGTACAAGGTACTCTTTCTCCGTGAACTGATCCGGTGTCCTCTGGATACCAAATAGGTAAAAATGCCTGTCTAGTAAAAGGTTCTCTAACCATAAGATTAACAACATCGGCAAAATCGCCATAATTGTATCTGATTCCTTTTAATGTACATCCAGTAGTGCGGGTTGGAGATTCAGTCTCTCCATATTTTCCCCAGATCCTTTCAGGGTATGTGTGGGAGAATTTTTCATCTCCACCGAATTCTGAATTATTCTTCTGAGCATATGGCCAGCGAACATGAGATGGAGGCGGATTAAGAGGATATCCGCTAACTCTTTCCTCAAAGTGCTCGTCTGCCCATTCAAAATTGGGCTTAATTTGGTCTCCGATAACTTTAATGTCCGGATCCATTTGACACGAAAAAGAAAGATTTAATGTCTCGATCATAGCATATCTAGGATCATGTTTGATTTCCTTTCCTTGCCACTTCTCTGTGTGAACAACATATGAGTAATCATACATCTGCTCAGCTGTCCATCTGATCACATCATTAAACCTTCCAAACTTTTTCATTTAAGCCAATTTCTTTATTATATGGTAGTTTTTTTAAAGGTTTCCTATTTATGAAACCTATCAAAAGAATTTTTAGATATTTTATTGAACCGGACTTTGCCAATAAATTCACCAAGGGTCAGACAGTCAGTATAACTCATTGCAGATTTAAGATAATCTTGAAAATTCTCACACCATCCGCTTAAAGTATATTCTACCTGTTGCATTTTAGATATTCCCTCAGATGTTTTTATTTCTTTTCGTCCTAAGCTTTTCTGTGCCTCTTTAGTAGACATTCCTCTAAATTTCTTAAAAAATTTTCTTCCTGCCTCAAATTGTAAAAGAACATCTATAGAATATTGATCAACTTTATCCCCTGGTTCTTTCCAAGATCCGAAGTCTTTATTTTCTTCATAGGTTTCACCACAACTTTCTAAAGCTTTATTAAAGATACTTCCAAGCATTACGTAATCAGCTCCAAGGGCCAATGCTTTTATTACATCTGAATACTTTTTGAATCCCCCATCAGCAACGATCTTTGTTTTTATGTTTCTTTCGGTCTGAATCTTGGCAGTTTCGTGTATTAGTGATGCCATTGGGAATCCTATACCTGTTTGTACTGTTGTTAGACATCCTGCACCATTTCCTATTCCCATTCTAACATAATCTGCACCTGCACTAGATAGTGATAAGAATGTATATGGGTTTGCACAGTTACCAACCATAAGTATAAGAGATTGTCCATAGATTTTTTTAGAATCTTCAACTAGCTCTTTAACTATATCCATATGCCCGTTTGCAACATCTATAAGTGCATAAGCTGCTTCTCTTCCTTTTAGAGATATTCTATTATCAATAAATACTCTTTTAAAATCGTCTAATCCATAAGAATACCAAACCTTATAATCTGTTGAAAAATAATCTAGTGGGTATTCTATAGCAAGTCTAGGAATTATTCCATAGATTTTATGATTATTAAAAACCTTGGAATTATTGTTGTCTATTACAGTGTCCATTGGTGCAGTAAAAAGAGGCAGCATCTTGCCTTCGTCTAAAACATCGACATTTTTTCTTGATCTTATACTCGTGTGGACCTCTGGTTCAATTAGGATATCGTCGAAATCAAATAGCATATTAGTATTTTTGTGTAGATATTATAGACCAACAGCGCACAAAAAATCCCAGAATATTCTGGGATTTTTATATTATTCTGGTAAATATGCGGTCCAGACGTCCATTCCTTTGGAAAAATTTCTAATAAAATATCCATATCCTGGTTTAAAAGGTCTGTGTCTCATTTTCATTCCAGCTTCTTCTGGTGTTCTATCTCCCTTTATACTGTTACACTTTGAACAACAAGTAGCAAGGTTTTCCCATGTGTTTATTCCGCCTCTTGATTTTGGTCTAACGTGATCTATGGTAAGATTTTTAGATGAGTCGCAATATAGGCATTTTAGTTCGTCTCTCTTAAATATATTTTCTCTGGTTGGTTTTAATTTCTTAAAAGGTAGAACAACATATTTCAAAAGCCTTATAACGGAGGGTCTTTTGTAAATTTTCTGGTCCGTAACAATAGGATTAGATTCGTCATGTTCTAGTACTTCAGCTTTTCCTTTATATACAAGCTTGAATCCCCGAGCCATGTCTGTAACACTCACAGGTGTAAAGTCGTTATTTAACACTAGAACTTTCATAATATTAAATTTTTACATACTGGTTTAATTATTCAACCTAGGTTTTTTTATATATGAGTATAGCTTTGTATTAAACTAATTTCATATACTTCTAAGTTATTTATTATTTTTTTCTGTTCATCATCCGGGATAATATTAAAAGAACTGGAATTTATTAATCTCTCGGTCGCACCTATAGCTTCAGTTATAAATCCGCAATTGTAAGCATATTGAGAATAAATATTATAAATCCCCCAATCTCTTATATTTTTATCAACGAATAGTGAATCGTTTAATCCGCTAGAAGATATACATGATCTAGCTATAATAAATCCTAGATACCATCTTTTTTTTGGATAAATAAATTTAAGAAGATCGTATGCTGCTTCGTGTCTCCCTGGTCTAGATTCCCATGCTTTTAAATACGAGTTAATTATAGAATCTTCATCATCTCCCATTTTTTCTTTTAATTTTGCTAGATACCACAGAGAAACGTATATTTCTTCCGGCCATCCACCAATTTCTGATCTTTTCTTAAAGATCTCTATTGCTTTATTAAAATCTCTTCCCCACATAAAACTTAATCCACAATAGAAAGTATACCTTCTTTTAAGATCCTCCGATATTTCTGGATCATCTATGAATCTCATTAAAAGTTCGCCATCTCCTAGGTATTTTGGATGCCCTTCAGGATAGCTAGCATTTGCTATTATACATGATCCCTCTATAATACCCTCCGTATAATTTTCTATATCGGGTATTTTTATGTATTCGTGTAATACCCCTTCATATTTCCATTCGTACCCGGATTTTAATATCTGCAATCTTTTATATTCTAACCCGTCCAATAAAATAGGTATATTATAAGAATGAAGAGATAAATTGTTGAATTTAGAATAATCAGATATTTCCAATAGATCGTCCGCATCCATTATTAGCATGTAATTACATTTACCATTTGCTAATTCTAAACTTTCGTTTCTATTATAAGAAAAATCTACCCATTTTCTATCATATAATTCTCCGGGGATATTTTTCTCCTCCATAAAATCCCTAATAACTTCTTTAGTATTATCTTCAGACCCAGTATCAACTATTACCCAATAATCTATAATAGAACAAACCGAATTTAAACATCTGGTAATAACTTCTTCCTCATCCTTTACGATCATTACCAAGCATATATCATTCTTCATATTATGTTTTATTATTTATATTGTAGATCTTTTTTTTATTTCATAAAATAAGTTGTCCCGCCAGGGCTCGAACCTGGAGTCTTCTGAACCAAAATCAGACGTGTTGCCAATTACACTACAGGACAATATAGAGCCGATGGAGGGACTCGAACCCCCGATGTTTGTATACCGCTGTACAAAAGCGGTGCTGTCGCCACTGAGCCACATCGGCTTATATAAAATGGGGTGACAGAGGGGAATCGAACCCCCGACCTTCTGAACCACAATCAGACGCTCTAACCAACTGAGCTACCGTCACAGTAGCGAGAGAGAGATTCGAACTCTCGGCCTTCGGGGTATGATTCCGACGCTCTAACCAACTGAGCTATCTCGCCATATAAAAGTGGAGGATAACGGATTCGAACCGTTGACCCCTTGCGTGCAAGGCAAGTGCTCTAGCCATCTGAGCTAATCCCCCATGGAGCAGGTACCCGGAATCGAACCGAGATCTTCTGATTGGAAGTCAGAAGTAATAACCGTTATACTATACCTGCATTTGGTCGGAGTGGAGGGATTCGAACCCCCAATGCCGTAAGGCGGCTGATTTACAGTCAGCTGAGCAGCCAGTTGCTCAACACTCCGAAGTGCGGGGATGATAGGATTCGAACCTATGACCACTCGATTAACAGTCGAGGGCTCTACCGCTGAGCTACATCCCCAGTTTAGATTAGAGAATATTTGAACGGGGTGGTTTTTGGTTCAAATTTTACAAGTTTTGAGAAGTAACCCCTTTCACCGCTTCTAATCTTGTAGTCCCTGAGGGATTCGAACCCCCGGCATTCTGCATGTAAGGCAGACGCTCTACCAGCTGAGCTAAGAGACTAAATAATGGTTGACATAGAAGGATTCGAACCTTCGGCCTTTGACGTATCAGATCAACGCTCTAACCAACTGAGCTACATGTCAATGTTGCGGAAAGAACTGGAATCGAACCAGATACCAATTAAGGTACACTTCGCTTAGCAGGCGAGCCCCATCACCATCCAGGATTACTTTCCTCTTTTAAGTATTCTTTTAATTTTTTTGAGAAAGGCTTTACTAATTGTAAAGCTAATTCCCTCTCTTCTTAAATTTTCTCTACTTGAATCAAAACTTCCTTTTACTATAACTCTTTTATCCATATGCACTTTTTATTTTTTAGAGGTCGTGACTGGAATCGAACCAGTATAACTAGTTTTGCAGACTAGCGCCTAACCACTCGACCACACGACCTTATTTGTTTGAGATCCCGCCTGGACTCGAACCAGGATCAGAACATCCGTAGTGTTCCATTCTAATCCATTGAACTACGGGACCTTTTTAGCACGCCCTGTAGGGATCGAACCTACAACCTTTGGTTTTGGAGACCAACACTCTACCAATTGAGCTAAGGACGCATTTAAAGGAAAGAGAAAGATGGTTGCGTGGACATTCTCTTTTACGATTGGCTTTACTTAGGTGTATATCTCCCAACTCCAATGACACCAACCGATATACACTCTCATGTTATGGGCATCATCTTTCCCCAATCAACCTTTGTGATCCCGGAGGGGCTCGAACCCTCGACTCCCTCATTAAAAGTGAGGTGCTCTAGCCAACTGAGCTACGAGATCATTTTTACTAAACTTGTTTTTGTAATACTAAACATGATTAGTTTAGTGTGACAATTTCTTGTTTAGTATTGTGGTACCGGCCGGAATCGAACCGGCGACACCTAGATTTTCAGTCTAGTGCTCTACCAACTGAGCTACGGTACCATTTTTTCCAGTATGTCAAAGAACAAATAAAAAAGGCTTTGAAGTTAATCAAAGCCTTTTCCAAAATATCTAAATATGATTTTCTGTATTAGCTTCGATCGGGTTCTTTCCCCTTAGCCCAAAACGCCACCGTTTGATAGCAGCCATTAATCTGACTGTTCATGCGAATGATGTTATGTTTACTACAGTTTTTCATTTTTCTTAATTATATATCCTGTTTCCAGAATAGTTTCGTAAAAGTACAATATCTTTTTTAAATAAAAAAATGATTTCCGATATTTTTTAATATTTTTCCTCTACTACTTCCATTTCTTGGATTAATCCTATTGATTCTTCTCCTTCTACCTCGTCCCAAACATAATCCACTTTAGTTGATTCGTAAGCATTGAAGAAAGCATCAGCATTTGCTTCTAATTTTTTCTCGATAAAAAAACTCACTTCCTCCTCCGAATATTGGTCGTTAACCATTTCCAAAGCTTCATTGTAATCTGATACCCCTTCATCACTTACACCATTCATAACATTTAGGAAAGATCCCAAAGCAAAAATAGCTGCTTCTTTTTGATTCTTTCCGATACCAATAGCTGTGAAATTTACCTGTGCATCAGGATTTTCGTGAGATACCCTCATAGTAACTCTTTTTAATTTTTCATTTTCCATAATAATAACTTTATTAATTATATCACAGAATTAATGAAATATAACGGGCTAAAAAAAAGATTTTAACTATTAGAGTAAAAATTTAACGATTTTATGCTTAATTCCTGATTTTTTAATCCCCTCAGTGACACTCGGGGTATGTACAAAATTTGTTAATCCCCATCCAGTACCACTTCTATTATTTGATACTTCTTTAAAGCTCATGTCTAAATCATCTATTGCTACCCAATGAGTAACATCTGGATGATCTTTTAGCCATTCTTGGATTTCTAAAGTTCTTGATGCTTCTAAATCCCAGTCTGGATGCCATTCTTGTTTTTCGGGCATTGTGTATTCTCTAGGAGTGAAGTCGATAGGTTTTTTAATTATACCCTGTTGTTCGTAGTATTCTCCCATCTCTTCAACATTTGCCCAGTTCTTCCAATCTGAAGAAACAACTATTTCAGCTCCAGTCTCTTCTAAGATTAAGTTTAGAACTTTAATAGCTTTCTTATCGAAGTTATCAAATCTAGCTCCAACCGGAAAATCCATCACACTTTGAGAAAGCTTTGTTCTAGCCTTAGCCTGCTTTTTGTAGCGTCCCCCAAATTGTTGTGAAAGACAAATTACTCCATCATGATCTAAAAATATGATCTTCATAGTACCCAGGGAGGGACTCGAACCCTCACGACTTACGTCACTAGTTCCTAAGACTAGCGTGTATACCATTTCACCACCTGGGCTTAGTAGCGGGGGAGGGATTCGAACCCCCGACCTTTGGGTTATGAGCCCAACGAGCTACCAGCTGCTCTACCCCGCAATATAATTTAGCGGTCCCACGGAGAATCGAACTCCGAACTCTGCCGTGACAGGGCAGCATTATAGCCGTTTAACTACAGGACCTAAAGTAAAGGGATCAAATACGGGCCTAGCATGCCATCTTTCAGGAAAGGCCCTTCTAACTATTTGTCCCTTTGTAGTCGGTACGGGATTCGAACCCGTGTGACAAGAATGAAAATCTTGTATCCTAACCCCTAGATGAACCGACCATAATTTCAAAGAACGTATAAAACAAAAAAACCTCTGAGGTTATCAGAGGTTTAAATTGTATCTTTATATCAATTAATTCCTCTGACACTTTCCAATATCCTCAAGAAGATCGAGCTGAGCATCTATTCCGATATTTAGAAATTGTTGCATTGAATTTTTTTGTTTTTTTATTTATATACTACAAAAGTAGATAAAAGTTTCAGTATAAAAAAATGATTTTTTATTTTTTTTATAGATTCCAAGCAGGATTAGCAACTATAAGCATCCCATTCTCTACTCTTGGGATAGGCTTAGTCGAGTAAACGTCATCATACTGAATCTGCTCAGGATAAAATTTTTGACCCTGGAACATGATATAGTTTTCTTCGTCTCTACCTCTGTGACTAAATCCTTGGCCTCTAAGAGAATCGTGAGCAGCGTCATCAACAGTGGGTTTTCCAAAAATGGAATCCCAAAACCCTTCGTTAATATTGCGATTATTGTCTTGATATTTTTTTAGGTATTTCATTTCTCTTTTTTATAGTCTATATATCTAATTATTGAATTAGAATCCATTAGTGGACGGATTATAAAATACTAGTCCTGTTACATTGGTAGTTTTTGTAATAGTAGGGGTTGAATAACTAAAAGTCATTACGTCACCTCCACTTAGTTCCCCAAATTGTATTCTTATTTGATAATATGTACCAGCAGTTAATGCAATTGAGCCTGATTTCTCTAAAGTTCCGTGAAGTCCTCCATTATTAACTGTAGAGTTTCCTGTGGTAAAACCTGTCTGTGCATTTGAACCTATCCACACATATGACGCATCATCAGATGATGTGAAAAAAGTATATGTTTCTGTAGTGGTTGGTTTGAAATATCCTAACCACTGACAACTGAAATTTTCTCCATCATTCTGAGAAGGTTCAAATATAGAAGTAGTTTGTACAGAAGTTGCAGGGTTTCCTCCTACTGATGCCGGAGTTGCAGTTGCAAAGAAACTAACATTATCATTAAAATAACCACTGTAAGTTGTTTTGTATAAGCCTGCAAGATACGGATCCCGATTAGTCCAATAGTTATTTGCTGTTAACCAAGCATTAGCAGCTGAAGCAGATGCTTGTGTAATACCGCTTATTATTTGTACTGTACTTCTAAAAGCTTCATCTGTATTAGAGCATCTCCAAAATTGTACAGTGCCTACATTTCCTACTGGGGTAGGAAAGTTTGAAGTTGGTACATCTTTAGATATTACATAAGAATTATCCTCGTCCGGACCCATCCACCAAGTTAGTCCTCCTGGATTTGCACCATAGTTT